CCGAGGGCGTCGAGCCCGCCCATTGGATCGGCGCCCGGAGGCATCCCCGCCCCGGGCCCCGGCAGACCGGAGCCGCCACCCTGACCCTGCTGGGCCTCGATCTGTGCGAGAACCATCTGGATCATCCCGGAGCGCATCCAGGGGTTCTCCTCGGCCTCCTTGACGATCTGCGCGATCTCGTTGTCGGGGTCCTGGCAGCCCAGGTTCTCCAGCGTCGTGCGCAGCGACTGCGCGCCCTGCGAGAACTTGGAGAGCTCGCTCAGCGCGTACTGCGGGTCGTACATGTCCAGGCGATCGTTGAAGATCACGTTGGTCTCGTACGAGCCGCCGATCGCCACCGGAAGCGACGTGTCCGGGACGTTCTCGAACTCCTTGGGAATGGTGCCCTCGTTGTCGACGCCGCCGAGCTTCAGCCGGAACGGCTTGGAGCGGCCATTCGGCAGCGGGATCGCGCCCCGGTACATGATGCCGTCGTCGTTGTGGATCTTGCGCTCGGCGATGCGCAGCAGCACCTCGTTGACCCGAGCCAGGCCCCACGACAGGTTCACCTGCTTCAGACGGGCCAGCTCGACGGACGGCTGCAGGCGCATGCCCGACTCCGACCCGGAGGTCGCGCCGGCCGTGTCCGAGGCCCAGCTCGCCGTCGTGGTGAAGCCGATCTCCATGATCGACTTGTGCGCCATGTCGAGGTGCTTGTCGACGAAGGCGGGCTGCACGGGCGCCTCGATCGCCTTCACCTCGGAGCCCTCGCGGATCGGCAGCACGCCACCCGTAGCGAGCGTGGAGGCGATCACCTCCGCGTTCTGGCCGGTGTTCTCCTCGGTGTAGGCACCCCGGGCCGCAAACGCCACCACGTCGGCCTGCTTGGACATCAGCATCTGGTAGTAGATGGCAGCGTCCGACAGCATCTCCACGTCCGAGTAGCCCCAGATCTTGCGACGCGGGCCGATGTTCGGACCGCACACCCAGGGCGTGATGCCGTAGCCGTGCTCGAGGTAGTAGAGCGGCACGTTGCCGCACCAGCGCAGCTTCATGTGGTCGTTGGAGACCTCGTGGACGGTGCAGCGATTCATGTCCTCGCCGCCCTCGTCCGGGATCAGATCCTCCACGGCGACAGGGCCGAAGGAGTCGTTGAAGGGGTTGACGTCGCGGCCACCGTAGGAGGCCTTCAGCGACGCCACCGAGGTCGTCCAGGAGCGGTACACGCGCAGGTACGGCCAGATCGTGATCGGGTCGGGAACGACCACCACGCCGGCCGGGTTGCGGGCGTAGAAGCAGCCGATCTGCGAGCCGATGTGGTAGTCGATCTCGAACGCGAAGGCGCCCATCACGGAGGCATCCCAGCAGGCATCCTGCAGCTGCACGGCGGCGTCCGACTTGCCCCAGCAGACCGACAGGTAGCGCTCCAGCGCGTACTGGCGCCAGTGCTCCGGCAGCGACTGGTCGGCGCGATCGAGGCGCACGTCCGGGGGCTTGGAGGCGACCCGGTGCGTGTGCTTGATCGTGGACGCCAGCAGGTAGGGCAGGCGGATGTCGTGCTTCGCCCGGCCGGTCGACGGGCCCTGGATGAGGCGCCGGCCGTAGTCGGTCGTCATGTCCGTGGGGTCGGTGCGCCGGAACGAGTCCATCGCGTTCTGCCCGTCGGCCATCCGGCTGATCCGCTCCGAGTCCGCAGCCCGGAGGTTCTGCAGCTCGTCGGCGTAGTCGGCCAGGTCGAACGGCAGCGCCGAGAACCCGGACTCGCGCCGGAGCACGTCCATGATCGCCATCTAGCCTCCTCGGCTGAACACGGGACCGACGTAGGCCTCGCCCGGCGAACCTCGCACGCCGAGCCACGCTGCAAGCGCGAGTGCCATCACGTCGTCCGTCTCCAGCTTCTTGTCGTCCCAGGTGTAGCCGGCCAGCTGCACGCGCAGCGACGGGATCTGCGGACAGACGAGCTGTCCGAACTCCTTTTCAGGCTGATCCTCGTCGTAGCCATAGCCAAGCGATTGTGCCAGGTGCGTCAACAGTTGCACCTTCGACCGGGTCGAGAACTCGAAGCCGGAGCAGTCGATCTTGTGGTAGTCGGAGGGATCGCAGCCAAAGAGCGGCTGGTCGTTCTCGTCCCGGCAGCGGGACTGGCCCAGGTTCGTGACGTGATGCACGGCGCAGTAGCGGCGGTTCTGCAGCTCGGAGAGGACCACGTCGCCGGCGCCGGTCGAGTCGACCTTCAGCTCGGCACCGAACAGCCAGCCCGCGTAGCCAACCTCGGAGTAGATGACCTCCCACGGGACGCGCGTGATCTGGCGGTAGTAGACGACCTTCGCCTTGCCGCCCTGCTTCAGCGGCAACGTGTCGAGCACGTAGATGCAGGTCTTGTCCTTCTTGCGCGCCAGGTCGACGCCGCCCTTGAACCGGCTCTGCGACTTGCCGTAGTGCGCGATAGAGGCCAGGTAGGCGTTGCGGGTCTCCTCGTCCAGCCAGGTGGCGCCTCGCGCCATCTCCTGGCCCTTGAACAGGTTGAGGATCAGCTTCGAGGTGAACACCAGCCCCGAGGAGGGCACGTACAGCCCGAACACCGTCTGCGCGACGATCTCCGGCTGCTCGTTGGCGATCATCCGCAGCACCTCGTCCGGGTGGATCCCGAACGGGTTGTCGAGCGCACAGCCGGACTGGATGTAGAAGTCGGGCCGGGGAGCGACCCAGACCTGCTCGTCGACGACGCGATCGCTCACGACGCCGCCAGCAGCGCCAACGCCGCGGCGTGCTGCTCCATATCGAGCTCGCGCTGCTTGGCCACGCGAGCCAGGTAGGCGACCATCATCGCCTCGATGTCGTAGCCGGCCGCCTTGCCGTACTTCACGACGGCCGGGTCAACCACCGGGCGCGAGCCGTCGGCGTTGCGCTTGGTGGCACCCGAGTGGTCGAGCTGGCGCTCGTCACCGAGGTAGGCCTGCGCCTTGATCGTCTGCTCCCAGCCGGCCTCGTCGATGGTGATCAGGTAGAACGACTTTCCGTCGATTCCCTCGCCGTTGTCACCGAGGGTCCGGAAGTACCAGCGGCCGTTGTGCAGGAACCGGATCTCGTGCGGCTTCGACCTCGGCAACGGGGTCTCGAGCCAAGGCTGCAGATTCTGATTGTTCTTCACCAGCGAGTCGATCTCGTTCCAGACCATCTCCGCGGTCTCGTACAGCCCGGCCGTGTGCACGGTCAGGTAGCGCTCACGGAGGAACCGCTGCCGGTCGATCGTCCCGTCCGGGTTCATGTAGCGCGGCTCCGCCCCGAGCTTGTAGAACTGGCAGTGAAGGTGACGAACGCCGAGCGTGGTGGTCTTGCCCCAGCGGTTGCCGGTGAGCAGCAGGTTGATGGTCGCAACGGCATTCTGCAGCCACTCGATCTCGCCCTCGTGCAGCTTCAGCGAGCAGAAGTGGAACGCGAAGAACTCGACGTCCTCGCGCCCCCGGGCGATCGCCTCGCGAGCGTCAACGGCCAAGACCCACCAGGGGCACGCCCGCGGCCGTGTCGATCTGCGGACGCGCCGGCCGGGCCGGAGTCATGTGCGCCAGGTGCATCACGCCGTAGGTCTGCGGGAGGTTGTCGGAGTAGTCGTGCAGCTCGATGAACAACGAGCCGTTCTCACCGGCCTGCTCGAGCTGCGTCTTGATCTCCTCGTAGGTCTCCCGCACCTTGCCCTGGATGTGCCCGCAGGTCACGATCGTTCCCAGCTTCTCACTCATCGCGGTCTTGTCCCCTTCGCTCCAGACGGCCGATCCATTCGGCCATCGCACCGGACAGCTCGAGGCCGTCCCCATCGAACCAGCCGACGCCGATCCCGCCCACCCGCACGTAGATCTCGGGCAGCGCGGCGAACGGGTTACAGGCCGGAGCGTAGTCGAAGGTCAGCGGCGTGCCGTGCGCCCTGCACAGCACGAACAGCCGATCCAGCGTGATCGTGTCAGCCGGACTCGTGGACGATTTCGGCATCGCTCACTTCCCCTACGTCGAGCTCACGCACGACCGCGGCCGGCCCGACCCGGGAGATCTTCGCAGGCGAGGTCACAGCGGTCTGCACGAGCATGTCCAGCAGCGCGTCCCTGCTGTCGTTCTGGCGCATCTTCGCAATCTCGGCGGACGCCCTGATGCCCATCTCCGGCGTCACCCGCTCCGGGAACTCCTCGACAACGGCCGCGGCGATCTTCACCACCTTCTCCAGGTAGGCGACGTGCGGCCCGCGGAAATCCTCGGTCTCGGCCACGCTCGGCATCGCCTGGACGGTGGCCCTGACCGCCTGCTCCTTGCGGGCCGTGGTGACGCTGACGTTCTCGCCGCCCGTCCGCGTCGACGCCGGAACCGGCGCCCTGCCGCCCTTGGCGATCTGGACGTGCTTCTGCATGTGGTTCATGAGCGCGTTCTTCACGACCCGGCGGTTGGTCCGCTCGAGGTAGTCGCACATGCCGCGCATCGACAGGTTGTGGCCCTTGTAGCGCTTGTCGCCGGCCGCCCGGCGCACCAGCATCTCCATCAGCTCCTCGCCGGTATCCCCGGCGCAGCACTTGCACTTCGGCTGATGGATCGGCGTGGTGCCGACCCAGCCCTTGTAGGTGAAGGTCGGATACGTCGCAGCGATCGCCATCAGAACAGGCTAGCGGGAACGTCGGCCTCGTCCAGATGCACGATCACGAACCGATCCCCGAGCTTGAAGTAGCGGCACTCGCGCACGCCGCGCTCGAAATCCCCGCGCATCTTCGCCTTCAGCGGGCACTGGCCGTTGCCGCCCCGATCGAGGTCGCGCTTCACGCAGACCTTGCACCTTCGCTCCGACTCCATAGAACAATTCTAGAATTGCCGGTCCAGCAGAAGGGCCACCTG